TATGGATCAATCTATTCCAGTATTTACAGGGGATAAGGAAGTTGAGTTTAGAGGTAACTACGAAACAGATGGTCATATCTTTGTTCGTCAAACGCAACCTTTACCTTTGACAGTTTTATCGTTATACCCAGAATTGATTACAAATGATGGTTAATATTATGAATGAAGATAAAGATAGATTAGTAATTATACCATACATATCTGATCATGGTAAAATAATAATGCAATCGCAAATGAATCATAAACTTATGCAATTAGATGCAAACTTTTTAGCAAACGATAATATGAATGAGTGTATGAATTTAGAAGAAAATGGATTAGCATTTACAGGTGCATTTAATAGACAGATCATTGCATCAGCTGGTATTAAAAGAATATGGGGTAATGTTGGAGAAGGTTGGGTTCTTGCAACTTATGATATTTGGAATCACCCTATTGTTATTGCTCGTGCAATTAAAAAGAATTTTGAAGAGTTAGCAAAAGCTCATAACTTTAAAAGAATACAAACAGCAGTAAGAGCTGACTTTGGTATTGGTATTAGATTTGCTAAATGGATGGGATTAACAAATGAAGGATTAATGAGAAGCTATGGCTTTGATGGTTCTGATCATTATAGATTTGCGAGGATTTTCTAATGGCACCAGCAATACCATATATTGTTTTAGGAACTACAGTACTACAAGCTCAACAGCAAAATGCTATTGGTAAATATAATCAATCAATTCAAAATAGAAATGCACAAATTGCTGATCAAGAAGCTGCCGCAATAGATAAACAAACAGAATATAAACTTGGAGCTTTTAATAAAGATTACCAAAGATTTGTAGGAAGAACAACTGTATCAACTGCAAAGGCTGGAGTTCAACAAGGATCTGGAACATCATTAAGAATACAAATGTCAAATGCCTCTGAAGCAGAATTGCAAAAAAATCTTATTGAATATGATGGTGGTGTTGCAAAAGCTAGAAAATTTGAAGAAGGAAACTTTTATAGAATACAAGGTGATATGGCTAGAACAACTGGAAGAATGGCAGCAATGGGAACTTTATTTAAAGGTGCTAGTTCATTTTTAGGAACAAGTGCTGGATCAAGTTTATTATCAAGTGCTGGTAATATGTTTTCATCTTCACCAACATACTCACCAATTAATACAAGATTAACTGGATCAGAAGGATCATTCTAATGCCAAAGATTCCTACATTTACAGTTCAAGGAGTTCCTACTGCTGAATCCGCTAGTATTAAAACTTCTTTTCAAGTTCCTTTATCTGGCGTTGGATCTCCAATTTCTACTCTTGAACCAGCAATAAAATCATTAAATGATTATTATGTAAAAGAACAAGCTGTTGTTGATAAAACTAAAGCACTTGAATTAGAAAATAAAGCTGCAATAGAAGTTGAAGATTTAAAATCAAGAATGGAAAAATATAGTGATCCAATTACATCATCAGATATATTTTTACAACAAAGCAAAATTATTAGAGATAAATATTCCGATGAATCTTCAAGTAGTTCTGTAAAAAATTTATTTCTTAATAATTATTTAACAGAAGAAAGAAAATATTTATCTACTGTTATTAATAAAAATAGAGAAAATTTAATTCAAGAAAGAGTAAATCAAGATGAATTAAAAGAAAAAAGAATTCTTACTAATGGATTATATTCTGATAATGAATTGCAAAAAGAAACATTATATACAGATCTTGGTGTTTTATATCAATCGCAAAGAAATGATTTAATTATTGATCAAGATACTTATTTAAAAAAAGTTAGAAATATACCAAGCACAGTTCAAAAATTAGAATTTAAAAGAGATCTAACCGCTAATCCAGTAGAAGCTACACAAAGAATTAAAAATATTAGTAATTATCCAGATATTTTAGGAGAAGATAGATTAAGATTAGAAGCCGAAGCTATTTCTGATGCTAAACCAGTTGTTAAAGATAATGTTGTAAATTATTTAGCAGCTCTTGAAACAGATAATCCAATACAAATTGATAAAAAATCTGTTAAAGATATTATGGGTAACCAATATTATTCAGACTTTGTTGAAAAAGAAACTGGTATAATAAGAACAAAAGATTATCGTACAAAAATTTATAATTCTAAAGTAGGTGATGAACAAAACATCATTAACTCTTTTGAAATTAGACCAGAATCCGCTGCATTTGATTTAAAATTAAAACAAGATTTAATTAATACTGCAAGTCAAAAAGCAAAATTATTAAAAGAAGATCCTGCAAGTTTAGTCATTGGTTATAATCCAACTGTTAAAAAAAATTATCAGGATTACCAACAAGAAACAGATCCAACAATTAAAGATAGATACTTTAAAAAGTATGTATCAAGTGTTGTTGATGCACAAGAAAGTATTGGTATTTATTCAGATAATATAAAAGTTCTTCCAAAAGCAAATGCTATAGCAGCAGTTCAAGAATATAATAGTAAAAAACCACAAGAAAAAATTGCTTATCTTCAATCTTTAGAAAATCAATATGGAGATAATTATGGAAAATTACTAACTCAATTAAGTGAAAATGAATTACCAATTACTGCCAAACTTGTTTCTTATCTAAATGATGAAAATTTTGCTATTCAAGCAACAAGCGTTGATAATAAAGATGAAAGAAAAAGATTAGATCAATTCTTAAAAGATAATGATAAAATTAGCAAAGATGATTTAAGAAAAAGTGTTGCTGCAAAATTATCTGGTTTCCAACAAGTTATAGTAAAATCAAATCCATTTAATACAGAAAAAGCATTAAAAGAAGTATCTGATATGCAAGAAGTTATTACTTATATTGCTGCTAATAAAATATTTGCAGGTAAAGATGAATCTAAAGCTGTTGATGAAGCAACTGGTTATATTAATAATAATTTTGATTTGAAAGACACTTATTTTATTCCTAAAATTTATAATAATAAATCACTTGTTGATTCTCAAAGACAGCATATTGAAAGAAAAGCAAATATAATAAAAGAATTTTATATTGATAAATTAGATATTGCACCTTTTGGATCAAAAAATGAAAAAATTACTGATGATGAATTAAATAAATCAATAAAAGTTCAAATCCAAAAAAATGGTATGTGGTTAAATACAGCAGATGGTAATGGTATTGTATTAGCTGTAACATTATCTGATGGATCTATTGGTTTAATTGAAAATAAAAAAGGTGAATTAATTAAAATGAATTTTGATGATTCTTCTTTTAAATTACCAACAACAAATGAAACTATTGATTTTAAAAAAACTACACAAGAACAAAGAAAAAAAACATTAAAGAGTGAACCATTAATAACTTTATTTAGTAGATAATATGGCTAATATTAGCTTTGGTTTAGATGTTAATGAAAATGTCAAAACCAATGGATATGATTTATATAAATCAACATTAGGTGAAACATTAGGTGCTGTAGCAGAAGATGCTTGGAACTTTAATCCACTGCCATCTGCTATTCGTTTTTTTGAATTAGAAGCAAATAGAAATGAAGATACTAATGAACCATTAATATCAAGAGATGAATTAAATAAGAAATATTCTAATTTAGATTTATTTTTTGATCAAGATGAAAAACAATCTACAGTTGATATTTTAGTTAATAGAAAAACTTTAGAAAGAGAAAGACAAAGTATTATTGCTCGTGGACCAGAAGGTTCTTTTAATCCTTTTAATTCTGGTTTTTATACTGGTGGTGCAAAACTTGGAACTTCATTAGTTGTTAGCATTGCAGATCCCATCAACATTGCATCAGCATTTATACCTGTGGTTGGCGAAGCTAGATTTGCATCTTTGGTTGCACGACAAGGATTAACAAAAGCAAGAGGAATAAGAGGTGTTATTGAAGGAGCAGTCGGTGCTACAGCAGTTGAACCAATAGTATTAACAGCAGCAACAGCAGAACAAGCTGACTATGGATTAATGGATAGTTTTTTAAATGTTACCTTTGGTTCTATTATTGGTGGTGGACTTCATATAGGAGCAGGTGCATTAAAAGATTTTAGAACTCGTAGAGCATTTGAAGATAAAATTGAGACTGCTAGAAATGCAGCAGGAATTACAGATGGAGAAGATCCTTCGGTAAATTTATATAAAGAATATTATCCTGAAACATCAAGAGTTATGAAAGAACTTGCTGAAACAGATCCAGAAACTAGAAGATTATTATTAACTAGAGCTTTGGCAGATTTAATAGAAGATAATCCTGTTAATGTTAAACCTATTGCCGATCTTGATCCTAAACTTAGAGAAGCTCAAATTAATGATGCTGTATTAATTAATGAAAGAGTTAATACTACAAGAATTGTAGATGAAAATATTGGCACAACAGAAAGAGTCGTTACTGAAGATAATAAAGGAACAAGAATTTTTAAAAAAGAAGATGAATTAGATATAATTAAAGTAGAAGATGTATTAAGACAAAAAGATATTGATCAAAGAAATCTAGATTTAGAAAACAGATCAATAGAAGATGAATTAAATATTATAAAAGAAAGACAAAAAGATTTAAACATTGAAGAAAGTGCAGAATTAAAACAAGCAAGAATTGATAGTCAAGAAGTTGTTGCTAAAGAAAAAGAATTAAAAGATGCAATTAAAGATAGTATTAATTGTGTTAATGGAAGGTAGTTATGGCAAAAGATAGATGTATAGATAGACTTGAACAAACATTAAAACAATCTTCTATATCCTCTGCAAAAGCAGAAGATATTATTCAAAGTATTAAAAATGCACAAAAAGAAGTTAGATTAGATAATTTAGATAATGAATTATCAGAACAAGTTGCAAATAAAATTTTAAAAGAACAACAAATATCAAAAAAAATAAAACAAAGAAATGCTTTAGAAGATGAGATTAGAATTAGAAATACAGTTGAATATGTTCTTAGAGAGTACCCAAACAATCCTGCAGAAGGATTAACAGCTATATTAGTTGGTAGTAATCTACAAAGAGTAGGTTCTCGTGCTTCTGTTGCTCTTGCTCAACTTTCTGAATACAGAATGTTAGTTAGTGCTTTCCAAGAAAAATTAAGACAAAATAATTTAGTTGAATTATTTGCTAATGCAAATGAAGATATAGATAGAAGAACAGCAAGAACTATATGGGAAATAGGATCTGATAAACCTATTACAGAAAAAAATAAAGACATAGTTAATATGGCTAGAATTATGTCTGAATTTTCTGAATCTGTTAGAAAAAAATTAAATAATCTTGGTACTAATATAGATAAATTGCCTGGTTGGATTGTAAGACAAACACACGATCCAATGCAAATTAGAAATGCTGCAGATGTTTTAAAATTAAAAGATAATAAAAATGTTGCTGAGTTTAATGGTTCTGTTGAAAGAAATTTTAATGCTTGGAAAGAATATATAATGCCAAAACTAGATGAAAGAACATTTGATGGTTTTGATAATAAAGATGAATTTTTTTCATTCACTTGGAATTCTTTAGTAAGAAATGGTCATATTCTTGCAGAAGGTTCTTCAAGTGTTTTTGGATCTAGAGATTTAACTAAAAAACTTGCTGCAAAAAGAATTCTTCATTTTAAAACTTCAGATGATTGGTTTGATTACAATTCTAAATTTGGTTCTGGTAATTTAAGAGAATCTTTCTTTTTTGGATTAAATAATGCAGGAAGAAATATTGGAATGATTACAACTCTTGGAACTAAACCAAAACAAAATTTTCAATTGGTAAAAAGTTCTATTGCTAAACAATTAACAAAACAAAATAAATTAAAATATATAGATGAAATTGGTAAAAATGAAGGAAAATATGATTATCAATTTGCAGAAATAGATGGATCTGTAAATATGATTGGTCATTTTGGTGGTGCTAAATGGTCTGCAATTAGTAGATCTATTTTATCAATGGCTAAACTTGGGGGAGCTGTTGTTTCTGCTATGGCTGACATTCATTTGTATGCAAAAGAATTATCATATCAAGGTAGAACTTATTTAGGAGGTGTTGCTGAAGCTATGGGTAATTTAGCTAAAATTAAAAACACAGCAAAAAAAAAAGAAATAGCAGAACAGTTAGGATTTATGGCTGACAATCTTATTTATGATTTAGCAGCAAGATATTCTGTTGGAGATAATTTAAGTAGAAACTTTACAAAAATACAAAGAACATTCTTTAAATTAAATTTACTAAACTGGTGGACTAATACTTTAAAAGAAGGAGCTATGCTTGGTATGAGTAATTTTGTTGCAAAACAAAGAAATATAGCTTTTGCAAATTTAGAACCACAATTTAAAAGATTAATAAGTCATTTTGGTATTGATGAAAAATTATGGAATACTATTAGAAAATTAGATGTTGAAAAAGCTGATGATGGTAAAGAATTTTTTTCTGTTAGAAATATAGATAATTTATCTAAAGAACAAATATTAGATTTGATGAATTTAAAAAAAGCAACACAAAGACAAATAGATTTATATAGAGATACATTAAAAGCAAAAGTGTCTGGAATGTTTTTAGATAGATCTAGTTATGCAGTTATTGAACCTGATGCCAGAACAAGAGCTTTTATGAAACAAGGATTAATGGCAGGAACTGGAATGGGTGAAGCTATAAGATTCTTTTTTCAATTTAAAGCATTTCCTATGGCTATTTTACAAAAAGCATTTGGAAGAGAAATGTCATTTATTAAAGAGGGACAAACAGCCAAGGGTTTATTTGGTATGGCAAATTTAGTAGTTGGTGCTGGAATATTTGGTTATATAGCAATGACAGCAAAAGATTTGTTAAAAGGTAGATCTCCAAAAGATCCTACTAAGTTAGATACTTTTTATGCAGCAATGTTACAAGGTGGTGGATTAGGTATCTATGGTGATTTTTTATTTTCTAAAACAAGAACAGGAGCTGAAATTATGGCAACCGCTGCTGGACCCTTTGCTACTGAAGCGTTTAATGCTTTACAAGCAATTAAATATGGAATTAGGGGAGAAAAAGATCCAGCATTAAGACAAGCATATAAATCTGTTGTTGGTAATACTCCTTTTTTAAATTTATTTTATTTAAAAACAGCATTTGATTATGCAATAGGTTATCAAATTATGGAAACATTATCACCTGGTTATCTTAGAGAAATGGAAAGAAAAATGAAAAAAGATAGTGGTCAAGAATTTTTGTTTACAAAACCATCTGTATTGTTTAAAGGTTTCTAAATATGACAATATCCTCAACTACAGTTAAGAATAGTTATAGTGGTGATAGTACAACAACTACGTTTACATATACATTCAAGATATTTGCAGACTCAGATATTCAAGTAATCATTCGTTCATCTACAGGAACTGAAACAACTAAAACTATTACAACTCATTATACAGTAACAGGTGCTGGTAACTCTGGTGGTGGATCAGTTATATTTA